AAGCACGGCGGCGGCGTCCCCGATCTTTACTGTACATATAATAATAAATCAGCTTTTCTTGAATTAAAAATCAAAACAAAACAAAACAAGGTCTTAATAAGTCCGTTACAAATATCCTGGAATTATAAGCACTTTTCACAAAATCCTATAAATTATTATTTAGTTAACGATCCAAGGCGCGCGATCATTGAATTATACGACGGGAATAAAGGGCGCGAACTCTTGGAAAACGCCGACAGCGTCGGCGCTTCGCTATCCTTTGACCGCGAAAATTGGCACTTATTAACAACTTATTTATTTTCTTAATCCCTTGACCGCGAAGCGGTTTTCAACATACTATATCTAGTATCTTCACCGCGAAGATTTACCCAAACCTACTACATATAGGTCTATGTGACATAAGGTCGCAGCCGCCTCCGGCGGGTACTAGGGCTAGTGGCTCCGCCTCCGGCGGCATACTATATCTAGGGGGCTTCGCCCTACTACATCTAGTGGTCCTCGCTCCGCGGACCTACTACATCTGGGGCCGCCTCCGGCGGGTACTATATCTAGTAGTTACTTTACCATAACCATACTACATGTTGGGGCTCCGCCTCCGGCGGTACTACATCTTGTGTTGTAAAAATGCAACACTACTATATCTAGGGGGCTCCGCCTCCGGCGGCTACCCCACCCCCCTAAATAGTATACAAGCTACACTACATATGCGCACACATACACTGTTTGACAGATACCCCCACCCCTAAATACGTACCCCCCTAAATAGTATTAGAAAGTCCCAAAAAAATATTATATAAAAAAAATTATGCAAACAAACGCTACGTTGCAAGAACAACTAATCTTAGAGCATATTAAAAAACTAGAGAGAGCAGAGAAAAATTTTCTGCCATTTGTCAGACATGTTTGGCCAGAGTTCATATCTGGTTATCATCACAGAAAAATTGCAAAAAAATTTGAAGACATAGCTAGTGGTAAGATCAAACGTTTGATTGTAAATATGCCACCAAGACATACAAAGTCAGAGTTCGCATCATTCTTATTTCCATCATGGTTAGTTGGGAATAATCCCAAGTTGAAGATTATACAGACCACACACAACACAGAACTCGCGGTGAGATTTGGACGTAAAATGAAAAACCTTATTGACAGTGATATTTACAAACAAGTCTTTAGTGAAGTTGCTATATCTGCTGACAGTAAAGCGGCAGGTAGATGGGAGACGAACAAAGGCGGTGAGTATTTTGCGGCGGGTGTTGGATCTAGTATTACTGGTCGTGGTGCAGACCTCCTCATTATTGATGACCCGCATTCGGAACAAGATGCATTATCTACTACAGCTTTTGACAATGCATACGAGTGGTATACATCTGGACCTCGACAACGTTTACAGCCGGGTGGTGCTATCGTCATCGTTATGACACGTTGGGGTGTAAAAGATTTGACAGGCAGATTGATAGATGCGCAGGCAAAAGAACCAAAAGCAGACCAGTGGGAGTTAATAGAGTTTCCTGCGATACTACCAAGCAACAAACCTATCTGGCCAGAATACTGGGACATCGATACATTACAAACAACAAAGGCATCACTAACAGAACAGAAGTGGCAAGCGCAGTGGCAACAAAAGCCAACCTCCGAAGAAGGTAGTATTATCAAACGTGAATGGTGGCAATCATGGGAAGAAGAAGATGTGCCAGACTTGATACATGTCATACAGAGTTATGATACGGCATTTAGTAAAAAAGAGACGGCGGACTATTCTGCTATTACAACTTGGGGCGTGTTCAGTCATCCAAGCAAAGGTAACCCACAAATAATATTACTTGATGCAGAAAAAGGAAGATGGGAGTTTACAGAACTCAAAAAAATCGCTATGGATAAATACAAATACTGGGAACCCGAAACGGTGATCGTGGAAGCAAAAGCTTCTGGACTTCCGTTGACAGATGAGCTAAGATCGTCTGGAATACCTGTTGTTAACTTTACACCGAGCAGGGGTAATGATAAACATGTAAGGGTTAATTCAGTAGCGCCTATGTTTGAGTCTGGCCAAGTTTGGGTACCAGATGAAAGATGGGCCGAGGACGTTATAGAGGAGTGTGCGGCGTTCCCTTTTGGCGACCATGATGACTACGTAGATTCAACTACGCAAGCTCTCATGAGATACCGTCAAGGCAACTTTGTAAAACTTCCCGATGACTATTACGATGAACCGCGAAACACGGAACAAAGGGAGTATTACTAATGACTACTAGACAACAATCTGAATCTGGAAAACTTATGCTCAATAGAGTAAAGGAAAAAGAAATAAAATTGGATAACATAAAAGCAGATTCAAAAAAGAAAAGACAAAAATTAATTGACGAAGCTAACGCGACTAGAAAAAGATTAGGGTTAAGACTTCTTGCAAAAGGTGGCCTAGCAGAAGCTACAGCTAAACTAAAAGCAAAAGGATTGAAAGAAGGTGGCATGGTTGTAAAAGATAAAACTGTTGCAATCGACAAATCACCAAACAGCGGCTTAATTACTGTAAAAGGTTTTGGAGCGAGCAGAAGAACATAATGAGTTACCAGTCGGCCAACGCACACACCTCTGACTGGTTTGGTTGCATGGCGGCGAGAGCCGCCTAGCAACATAGGAGAAACAAATGGAACCAAAAATACCATCAGCTAGACGAGGTATAAAACTAATTGATACAGTTAAAAAAGCTGGCTTTGACAGCATGGACGAGTTTCAAAAGTTTTTAACGTCTATGGGTAAACCTATGATAGGTACCACAGGTGGTGAAGAATCTTTAAAATTATTAAATTCTTTAGTTTTAGATAAAGACAAATATGTAAAAATGTATCCAGATTATGTTAAGATGGAGGAGGATACTTTAAAAACAAAAAATCCATCAGTTAAAAAATTGAAAGGCCCAGAATTAGCTCAAGATATATTAACTATATCAGCAGAAGCAGAAACAAAGTTTCCCGGTAAAATGACAAAGGCTAAACAAAGTTTTATACAAAAAGCATTAAAGCAAGCTAATATACTAATTGATGATGCGGCTAAACTAGGACTTAAATCTATGTTGGCTGTAACAGGACCAATAGGAGCAACTATCGGTGTAGCTTTAGAACTTGCAACTGCACCAAAAGCAGAGGCGTCAGAATTACCAAAAAAATCTATGGAAGAAACAATAAGAGAAAATGTCGACTTTAGCACACCAAGTGCAAGCTCCATGTTGCTTGAACAAATGAAACAAGACGCTACAATGAAAGCAGGTGGTGGCATGATGAATATAAATCAAATGATTAGACCGATAGGAAGATAATGGCTATTGAAAGAGAAAACGCACCGATAGATTTAGAAATAGAACCTAGCTCTGCACAGGAGATAGATGCACCTTTGATGGAAGGTGATGCAATGATGTTGGAAGATGGATCAGCAATCGTTAATCCAGCACAAGACATCACGGACCAAGGAGCATTCAACGCTAACCTAGCAAACTTAATACCAGACGATGAACTACAATCACTAGCGTCTGGACTCATGAGTGATTATGAATATGATAAAGATGCAAGAGCAGATTGGTTGAAGTCATATACTGATGGATTAGACTTACTAGGATTTAAATACGAAGATAGATCAAAACCTTTTGCTGGTGCGAGTGGTGTTACACATCCGTTACTAGCAGAAACGGTTACACAGTTTCAAGCGCAAGCTTACAAAGAGTTACTACCTCCCGAAGGACCTGTCCGTACACAGATAGTTGGTGAAATCACTCCAGACATTGAGGCCCAATCTCAACGTGTCAAGGAATTTATGAACTATCAAATCTCATACGAGATGGAAGAGTATGATCATGAACTTGATCAAATGTTATTTCACTTACCTCTTGCGGGCAGTTCCTTTAAAAAAGTTTACTATGAAGGTGTAAAAAATAGAGCGGTATCAAAGTTTGTCCCAGCAGAAGATGTTGTTATTCCTTACAATACAACGGACATGGAGTCTTGTGAAAGAATTACACACGTTGTTAAAATGATGGGTAATGAGTTGCGCAAGAAACAAATCAGTGGTATGTATCGTGACGTTGACATATCACCGTCATCCGTTGACAACAATGATGCACAGGACAAATATGACGAGCTAGACGGTGTTAGTGAAACACAAAATGCAGAGGACATAGTTCTTCTTGAATTTCATTGCGATTTAGACATACCCGGATTTGAAGATAAGAATGTTACAACTGGTGAAGTTACTGGTATTAAGTTACCTTATGTTGTCACTGTTGACGAAGGAACTAATAAAGTTCTTTCC